GACATGACACTAGCTACTTCTGCAGCAGCCTCTTTAGGTGTCATACCTGCAGCTTCAAACTCTTTTGCTAGAGGCACATCAGCAGCAATGTTAGCCTCTGTCTGTGTAGCAGTAGCAGCTACTGCAGGAGCCTGACCTGTACCCTCAGCAATCATACCAGCATCTGCTTGTGCTTGAGAAGTAGTTACTACATCAGCCTTAGTAGTCAAGGATGCAGGATCTGTAAGAGCAGCAGACTGTAGCTCTGTTGTGCTAGGTGTACCTATACGTGCTACGTTTGCACTAGCCTGTGTTAGTCTAGCCTTAGCTTGAGTAACCTTGATCTGCTGATCATCTACAAGCTTCTGCATTACCTCTCGTTGAGGATCATCAGCTGGAAGGTCAGACAGTTGCTGTTGCAAGGCGGTTAGTGCACCCTGCTCCTGAGATACAGCAGTCTGTGCCGTGTCTAATGAAGCCCCTACATCAGTAAGTGCTTCGCCTGCTTGGGTGTACTGGTTCTGTCTATACAAGTCTAGCTGTTGAGTGTATTGTTCTTGAGCAGCACCATAGGCTTTGAAAGGCTCAGATTCTTTATACTGCTGCAGAACATTAGCTATATTAGCTGCTTCGGCCTCTATGCTTGCACGTTTTCTGTAGGGAGACTTTAGTGTAGTACCATCAGCATACGTGATAGTCCAGTTTTTACTGCTACCAGTTATCTCATAGTCTGTAGGGTTTTCTGGTAGATTACCTGTAGCAAACATAGTGTCTATGCCTGTAACATTACTCTCAGTACCGCCTGCTATCTGCGATCTAAAAGGTGCATAATCAGCTTCTGTTACACCCTCAGGTGCAGTAGGTAGACCTTGTGATGGATCATAAAAGCCTCCCGCATCTGTACCCTCTGATACTGTACCTCCTGCTACACCTACTTTCCCTGCCTGTAAAGCATCGTCTGACGTGATCTTACCGTCTCTGTTGAAATCATATTGTAAGTCTACAGGAGTAATACCAGTAGACATCTTCATAATATCCTGTAGAGTTTGGTTTGTTACGTCACCTGAGTACAGAGAAGATGGTTCTACAGCACGTTCATTTACACCTGTATAACGTTCCTGAAATACTTCTTGGCCTGTAGTATAAGTTGGGCCTTGTTGCCCTGCACCCGTAGCAAACCCACCAGTAGTATTAGGCGTGTTAGTATTAAGGAAGTCCTGCGCAGATGTTATACCAGCATTCGCATAAGGCTGTCCTAGATTGGGAGAGTTTATTCTATTGTTAATCTGGAAAGGGGTAAGGTTTTTACCTGAGATAGGATCAAACACTTTAGTTGTAGTATCAGCCATACCACCATCAGCGTAACCCTGCTTCTTAGCATAGCCACCAGCAGCCATACCAATGCGTTGCTGTGCTAGTTCAGCCATACGGCCTACACGTGCAGCTGCACCTGGTTGTGAAGCTAAGAACTTAGTCTGCTCATCAGCCTGCATACCCTGCATCTCAGGTATAATCTTACCCATCTGTTCAGGTGTAAACCCACCAAACCGTTTAGCCATTATAATAGTCCTTATTAATTACCTAGCTTCATCCAGATTGCAGCCGCAATGAAGGTAAACACAGCAATGGTAGTTATCTTTATGAAGGTGTTCCATATGCTTTGACGGGTCTGACGCCACGTTTCAAGCAAGCTACGTATCTCACGTATGTCTACAGCAGCTGTTTCGTCCTGTAAGCCAAGCTCACGCAGGACTAGCTTAGCCCCACGCTTAGCAGACCTGTCTAGCATTTCCTCTAGCTCTTCTGTTGTTAGCTTAATGTCAGACATAGCCTACGTCCTATGGCTTAGTAGGCCAGTCAGCCTCATCCAAGTGAGGCCAGTTAGCGTGGCTTGTGATGTTACGCAGTGCTTGACGATATGCTGTTTGTTCAGCTGTCATAGTCAAGTCAGAAGATGCCCACCAGTCTGTTTCACCAATCAAGCGGTCACGCTGTGTGCGATTACTCTCTGCTGCATTGCTGTCTAGCTGTGCTTGGTATGCTGCCTCATGTTCAGCCTTGGTGGTTGTTACACCATCCTCAGTTGTGTCACTAAACATGTCAGCAACTTCCCATGCCTCAACCCAGTTGCCTTTAGCATCCTGTGTAACACCATTGCGGCGTACTGATTGGTATGCACCAATGCCTTCTGTAGGCTTAGGCGCACGTAGAACAGGGTCTACACTGAGTGCGTCAAACACATTGCTTGTCCACACTTTAGGCATGGACATGTTAGGGTTTTCTTTGCGTAACTGGCCTTGAGATTTAAGCTCACCAGTTGTGCGATCACGATATTCAGTCATTAGTTGATACTCCTTGTATGACCTTGAGTATTAGCACGTGAGTGCGTTGCGTATGCGTTATGCGACTGCGTAGAAGATGTATTCAGCCCCAGATGTATTTATTGATGCGCCAGTATTAACTGTAAAGCCGCTATTGTTAGGGTCAATGATGTCAGTGTTTGTCACGGCGTTAGCAGTGCTAGACATATCAAAATAAGGGTCATCTCCAGCTACAATGCCACGCACAGAATCCCATACAAGCCAGCCGCTACTTGCTGATGTTGCAGACTTGATGAGAATAAACCTAGCCCCAGATGAAAAACCGCAGTCTATAGTTTGGCTGGCCCCATTTCCCGAAAACGATCCTACTTTGCTAACACCACTAAGGGTGGCAAAAAGGTATGCAATGTATCTGCTCCCGTTTCCATTGACATTAAGTGAATTGCCAAGAGAAAAAACCTCATCGGTTGGTGCTGTGTCGTTCCAGTAGACGGAAGATGTAGTCTCATTGCTTGCGGTGTCCAACACCAAGTTTTTAGTAGCCCCCCTAGACGCATGATAAACAGACCAAGAACCAGCTTGGTTGAGCCTTTTTACCCATATCATCTCAGGAGCAACCCCAAGTCCGTGGGTTACAGTGTTTCCAGACGAACCGTCTCCTTCATAGTTGACTATGTCCAAGTAGTGAGGAGCACGCTTCCACATCCAACCAAAGTAAGCAGAATAACCGTACCGATAACCGTCCTGATAACCAAAGTGCGCCAAACTATCACCTGTCTGCGCACTGGATCCATCTGTTGTTACATACTGAGGTCCACGCAACCTGTCATTAACTCTACGGGGGTCACCATCCCTTGTAACAATAGCCATGTCCACAGTAAATCCAGCCGTGAAAGAAGGTGGGTCGTAATATGTTGCGCCCGATTGCTGGTAGGCAGCGGCAAAAACATCTGCCCCACTTTCAGGTATTTTAGTCCCTCTACGGATAGCCATGTAGATGTAATCTGAGCCGCCTGAATTAAGTGCTGAACTACTGCCATTAACCCTAAAACCTGTAGCTGTTAACTCAAAAGTGTCACCTAAAGAGGTGTAGGTGGTGCTGGATGAATTAGGGCGCAAAAGGGGGTCAGTCCCAAACTCAGCTACAATGCCACGCATAGAGTCAGCTATGAACCAATCACCATTGCCATCCGCTTTCTTGACAAGCAAAAACTGAGGCTGGAAACCTAATTCTACCTCTTTATACCCGTCTGGATAACCATTGTTACCTGTGTAGTTGCCACACTTAATGATGTCTTGATCCCCTGTAGGGCCGAACTCACCGTCACCATCGTTGTGGGCGAATAGGTAGGCGACATAACTATCGTTATTGATGTTATTACTGCCTCCTAAAGTAAACACGCTGTCTGTTGGAGCCGTGTCATTCCAAGCACTAGAATCATCTAGCGCAGCGTCACTAACATGTAGTCGAAGATAATCTGTCTCAGGCGATGCGCCTGGAGATGTGGCTGCTGTGCTGAGCATGCGGTGATAAACATTCCAACCAAAGCTACTATCTAAATTCTTAACGATAATCATACCAGGAACACTACCAAGATTGTGGCTGACTGTACGACTAGAAGTACCATTCCCAGTGTAAGTCACCACATCAAAGAACTTAGGGGCTTTGCGGAATGTCCAAGAGACGTAGTCTAAATCACTATTAGTGAACCCACTAAATGCACCAAGGGTAAAACCATCTGTGTTGAAGGAGGTCATATAGGTACTAGAATAGTTCTTCGCAGCGGTGCTGGCTGTCTCCAAGTAATTCCCTGCACCCATCTCCGTATCTGTAATAGTTGAAGAAGAGAACGCATTCCTTGCCTTAAACCACACCATGCCTCCCTCAGTAGCTAAGTCTATATTATTAGTTATAGTCTGACCGCCTACCTGAGTTTGAGTCCCGTGATACAAATAAGTGCTGAACACATCCTCTACGTTCAGGGCTTCATCACCAGCGGCAGACATCATTAGCTTTTTAATATTGCTCATTCTATATTACCCTAAGTTTAACCCTGCTGTGAAGCCCTGCCAAGTAGTGCCACCATCATATGTGTAGAACACAAACTGATCTACTGCAGATGCTGTACTTGTAAGTTGTGGCGCACCTGATGCTGCATACTGATCTAAGCTAGGCCACACTACAGCAGCAGGCCATGTTACAGTATAACCACTAGCACTTGCATCCTGTACAATCTTTAGTGAGAAGCCATAGGCTGTACCGCTTGATGGTGGATTACTGAATGTAAACGTAGTGTTTTCACTTAGTGTGTGGCTGAATACGTTACCTGCTTCACAGTTAATTGTTGTGCTACCACCTGATGACGTTACAGCTTGATAGGTTTCATTGTAGGATGATACTATAAGTTCGCCATCAATGTCAACATCACCAGTGTAAGTTTCTAGTGAAAAACTTGTAAGTTTTGTATCAAGCTGTGTTTGGATGTTAGAAGTTACACCGTCTACAAAGTTTAACTCTGCTGTAGAGGCTGTTACACCATCCAGAATGTTAAGCTCTGCTGTAGAGGCTGTTACGCCATCCAGAATGTTAAGCTCTGCAGTTGTAGCAGTAACACCATCTAGGATGTTTAGCTCTGCAGAAAGTGCTGTAACGCCTAGATCACTTAACCCATCTGGTTTAGAATCTAGTGCAGCCTCTAGCCCATCTACGTTAGCGATAGTGTGGTTGTGGCTATCATCAGCAATGACTGTAGTAATAGTGATGTTAGAGGAGCCATCAAAGTTAGCTGCACCCGATACGTCACCGCCTAGGGTGATAGTACGTGCTGTTGTAAGAGCATCTGCTGTTGCTGCCACACCAGAGATAGATGCATTAATGCTACCTGTAACAGTAAGGTCACCGTCTACATCAGCATTACCTGTAACATTTAAAGTACCTACATTAGCAGTGTCTACTGCAGCAGTGTCAATGTTAGCTGTACCATCAATGTACAGGTTACGCCACTCAGAACCTACAGCACCTAAGTCATACGTATCATCTGTAGCAGGTAGTACATTAGAGCTTACATCAGCAGCAAAGCTAACGGTGTCAGTGGCTGCATCACCAAAGGTAAGGTTACCTGCGATAGTAGCATTGCCAGTTACAGTGAGGTTACCACCAATAGTAGCGTTGCTTGTTACAGCTAAGGTGTCCTGTAGTGTAGTAGCACCCTGTACGTTTACTGTGCCATCTACATCAGCGTTACCTTCAAGGAACAGATCTTTATAGCGAACTGCATCAGTACCCAAACTAATTACATTTGTAGTCTTAGGGCGTAGCAGAGTAGCTGTAGCTATAATATCTTGTACAGGGCCAAGCCTTGTAATAGGCGCACCATTCTCAGCCGTACCATCATGTACATGTCCTGTAGAATTATTGAACGCTGCATCAATAGCGTTAAACTCATTATCAAAGTCATCAGCATCAATTACGTTGCCGTTAGCAATGTTATTAGCTGTGTCTTGGCGTGTATAACCTGCCATATCAGTTTTCCTTACTGTCTATCATCTGTAGCATACTCAAAGAGTGCTGTGTCTAATAGGAATGCTGCATCATCACTATTATCTTCAATACGTATCGCTACTGTTTCACCAGAGCCAATAACTTGGTTAAGGTAATTCTGAGTTCTAGGCGCACCAAACACAGCAGTGCCAAAAGTAGACGTGTTATCACTATAGATGCCGACCGCACCACCCGTCTGTACAATCTGAAACGAAGGTGGCTGAATATACCCTGTTCTGCCTTGATTAAACTTAATACCTGCAGTTATATTGATAGCACCAAAAGGCTTAATGTAAAAGTTCAACTTATAGAAAGTCTTACGTACTTGAGGGTCATTAATAGGCATATAAGGTGATTCATAGATAGCATCAATAGCAGAGCCATTACGGCTAGTGCCTACATCTAAGTTATACACGTAGCCATCATTATTAGCAAAGATACGATACTCATCCTCACCAATAAACTGAGAGTCTGCAATGTATACTTTAAAGCCTTTAAGCTCAGCCCACTGAAAGCCTTGACCCCCTTGGTCAATAAACTTAGTACCTAGCACACCCTTAGCAACACCATCCCGTTCACTGTCTACATAAGCAAACAATCTGTACTGAGCTTTACTACGAATAACAGTACTGCTAAAACTAGCAGCGTAGTCCTGTAGTTTAGTTACTGTAGGTCTAATGTTCTTAGATGCAACATCAATACCAAAGTCACCAATACGGTCTGTAGAACTTAGTGTACGCAAACCGTCAGGGCCAAGGAACATAACATCTGCGCCTACCTCTTGGATAGTATCAGCACTTAAGCATCCCAAGTCTTCTGTCACAGCACTCATAGAAAAGTCTGCTGCGCTAGTACCTGTGATACGCATGATCTTATCTACAGCAAAGATGATAAGCTGATCACGGAATACAATAAGACCTGTTATCTCTGAACCAATACTTATACTACCAGCACCGTTAGCTGGGTCTAAGTCATCTGCACTATAGGGTGCTGTAAAGACTAGCTCTGTACCTACACCAAAGAAGAGCGTACTCTTAAACATACAAACATGACTAGCACCCTCTACAGCATCATTAGTTGCTGAACTTGTCATGTGCGTCAATGTACCCGCAGTGCGATCATAGTATGCAGGGAAGTTTACACCATCAACAAAGCATATCTGGTATACGTTATTGAAGTTGTATCGTGCCTGTCTTACCTTAGTGAAGGTAGTGTTAGGTGCTGTAGCAAGAGAAGTCCATGTAGGTGTAGCATCAATGGCGTTGCCTATGTAGTATACGCCATTACGTGCAGCAATGACCTTTTGGTTGTTAGCCTGCTGCACTAACGCTAGAGCCTGTACTACACCAGAGCCAGGAAGCTCAGCATCAATAAACTTTGTGTAGCCTGCTACCTTACGGTAACCACCATCAAGTGAAGGCTCAAAGTTCTGCAGTTGAAATGCTGAACCTACGTTATTAATACCTTGTTGTAGTGGGCTGATGTTTGTAATCAACCCACCAGTAAAAGGTACAGGAAATGTTTGCCACTGTGTAGCCATTATTAAGCTCTCAGGCTAGGTCTATTGCGTGTAATAACTGTAGAACGTATGTAGTCATAACGGTTTATGTACAAACTACGCATGTACTTAATACCTGATTCAAACTTACCCTGTGCAATCTGAGATGCCTGTGTATCAGCACGGAACTGATAAGCGTAGAACATAGCACCATCTACAATAGTATGCTTAAACTCAATAGGAACGTTAGGTACATCATCATACAACTCAAGTGATACCTGATTGCGGTAGTACTCATATACTATTTCATATGCTTTGTCTGGGGTAGGTATTATGAGAAACTCTTGACTAGGTGCTCGTGAAACATGACGGGGAATATCTTGTAAATCGCTACTAGAGTTATACTCATAATCAACGTATCTGTCAAGGTATTCTTGATAATCCATTGATTTAAGTTTAGTAGTGCTTACATTTAATGCGTCACTTTTCTTTATGCGAAAGCTTTGCATATCAATTAGTTTAGCATCAGTAGGATAATCGTAACGTGTTACACCAGGAGTAAGAGTCTCTTCTTCTAGGATGTGATTCCAAGGCCAGTTATACTCTTCATGGTTGATATGTCTTAGTGAGGCATTTACAGCATCCTTAGCTGAACTATAGAAACCTCCAGCAGTATCAAAGTTAGAACTTGTTAGCTCTACTTCATTAAGCCTGCGATTTACCTCGTTTACTAGCCCTAAATAGTTATATGCCATTATTTATTCCTTACACGTAAACGAACCTTACGTTCTACTACTAACCCATTCGTGTCGGCTATACGGCAGTAGAACTGATACTCTATATTATTATCACCAGAGCCTAAACGTGCAGTTGCTACTTTGTCTGTGTTAGTAGCAGAGATAAGCTGTATGCCCTTCACAAGCTGCCCACTAGGGATAAGCTGAGTCTTTACACCATCAGCATCATCAACAAACCAAGTAACACTACTAAGTGTTGCACCGCTAAGAAAGCGTGACCAGTCAATGCTATAGTCTAGTATTTCATCAGGGTCTTTGTTGGGCCATTTAAGAGACATTATTATTATTCCTATGCTGCACGAACATACGCTGTGTTACCTAGTGTACTATACTCACCAATGTAAGCAGTACGATCTCTGCTGTAGTTATCTTTAATTGCTTCATAGTCAAACTGTACTACATTGACTGTCTCATCTCCTACAGTAAATGTACCTTGTACGCCTGTTGGTACTACTACAGCTTTACAGTCTAGTGTGACAGTATTCAGTGCTGTTGTACCTGCGACACCCGTTAGCGCTACATCAGCCTCAGCATCAATGACAACCTCATCCCCGTCAACCAGAATAGAGTCAGTGATAATGTCACCTTCTACCCCTACAGGAAGTACAACAGACTTAGCTGCTACAGTTACAGTATTTGCCGCACCAGTGCCTGCAACACCTGTAACGCTAAACACTGCTTCTGCATCGATGATGATCTCATCGCCAGACACGAGTGGGTCATCCGTGATTACATCAGCTTCTACACCAGTCGGTGCAACTACAGCCTTAGCTACTACTGTTACATCATCTACTGCACCAGTACCTGATACACTGTTTGTAGTAAAGACAACACCTGTACCGCCTGTGGCTGTAACTGTGTTAGCTGTTCCTGTAGCAGATACACTTGCTGGTGTAAGAACTGCCTCAGCTTGGGGGGTAGGTACACCTATAGCACCATCACCCTGTGTGCCTACAAGATCAACATTAG